GGATTTCTTTTACCTTGCCATTATCAAATAGCACCTGGAAGTATCGATTGCCGTGTTTGTCAAACACCGGGCGTACTTTGCCTGCCTCCAGGTGGAAAAGCTCTGGATAGGTGCTCACCGGTCGCCAGATGTAGGCATTCCCCATGCTCAGCATGTCCAAAATCAGGCGTTTTTTGAAGACAAACGGCGTCTGCCATCTGTTAGGCTCGATTTCAATCAGATAAGCCACATTCCGGCTGTCTCCATCGGGTTTGACCCGTCTGGACCCCCGTTCCAGCCTCTCAAATTGCTGGAAAGGCAGCGCGGCGATATCGTCGCTCAAAATGTTCATACACCGGTACACGGTTGACAGGTTCTTTGCAGGCTCAACCGTAATGGTTCCGATTGTCGCCATTGGTGGCCAGTAAAGCAGATAACTGCTGTCTCCAGGTTGCATATCCGCCGGGATCGGGGTCATAACAGCATCCTTGATTACGTTCTTTTTCACATGCCCCATCCTTCCGACAGGATCCGTTCTTCGAGGTTGTCAGCCTGGTTATAGAACCGTGCCCTGCACATCGCCAGCACCAGCGCCATAACTGGATCAATTCGTTTGGTCCTGATCACGCTCTTTCCTTTGGTCTCCTTGACCAGCTTCTTCAAGCCGGAACCATTGGTCGCAATTGACGCGTTTCCGAAAGTCCATCTCAGCAGCGGGTTGTGCTCATGGGTCAGCTGCCCGGAGCGCATCAGCGTTTCAACTGTGTTCATCGGGTCTGTCAGAACTGCAAACGTGCCCTGCTGGGTTACTACATTGACCCCTTCCTTCATTTCCGCCTGGGTCAGCATGACAGCAAACGCTGGGTCAGACACCAACTCAACCACTTCGTACATTGCTTTGTATTCAAGGATCTTGTCAAGGATTGCCCAGTGGTCGATCGTATCGCCCTCTGTCACCTGCACATACCCACCCATCTCCCACTTGTCGTAAGGCACATGGTCCGTCCGCACCCTCTCCAAAAGCGTGTTGCGCGGAATAAAAGCGTCGCTCTTGAAATGCCAGTGATCCAGCCCCGGCTGAGGGGGGAACAGCCGCACGATCGCCGAAAGGTCGGTGGTCGTCGACGCGTCCTGCCCGATGAAGCATTTCTTGCCAAGCAACTGCTCGTCCGGGATATGCTCCTCAGTCTGGTCGTACACGCTCAGGTCAATCCAGCTTGTAAGTTTGGTGGTCACCCACTGGTTCATATCCAGCCAGCGGAAGTTCAATTCCACCTCCGGGCTGTTCTTTGCCCGGTTGGCAGCATCCCGCATCGACTCGATATCTTTTGCCACGCCCAGCGAGGGATTCGCTGCATACCAATTTGCCTCGTTGTAGATATCCTCTCCTTCATAGGAGTAGATCGCCACATACCAGGACGGATCAAAGATCTCTCCTGAAGCAACCTTCATGGCGTAATCATGCAGCTCCCAGCCAATGCTTACCCGGTCAGGATCCTTGCCCGCCGTGGTAAAGTTCCACCAGATTGGCTGGGCGCGGGAAGCGCCGGATCCGTGGGTCATCACGTCCCATAGATCACGGTTGGGTTGGGCGTGGATCTCATCAAATAACACTGCGCTGGGCTTGTACCCGTGTTTCGTGTATGCCTCGGAACTCATCACCTTGTAACGTGTTCCACTTACCTTGTCACTGATCTTCTTGTAGGATGGCAGGACCTTGGATCGCTTCAGCAATGCCGGCACCAGCTCGAGCATCTTGCTGGCTACATCGTAGATGATCGACGCCTGCTCCCGATCAGCTGCGCATCCATACACCTCGCCGTTGATCTCGCCGTCTGCATACAGATGATATAAAGCAACCCCGGCTCCTAGCTCACTGTTGTGAGTCGGAATAAACGATTCACTTGCCAGGTATAACCGCGATGGAGAATCCACCTCGATACACTTCACCGGAACAGATTCAATCGGTTTACATGACTCAATATAGATCCGGCTGTTTCTGGTATTTATCCCGGCAGTCCTGCTCTGACGTTCTATATCCCTCTGTATGCGAAAAACAGGGATGTCGGCATTAGGGTGAAATAACACGCGGTATTTTTCACCGCAATCTTTTCCATACAGAGCTGCTCGTCCTGTTGTGATCGTTGCCTTGAACCCTAAGGAGCGTGCTAATATGACAACATCGTTTGCAAGCCTTTTATTTGTGTTGGAAAATTCACACTGGCCTTGTTTGGAACAATATCCATCGCTATCCATCAACCCTCGAAGAAGCTCTAACCGCTGCTCGATGGAAGAGAAAATGTACATTTCCGGGATATGTTTGTTCGTGAACACATCCAGGCTCCGCAAAACCGGATTAATGCCTTTTACCCAATAACCATAATTCCCAAAACTTTCACGATGCTCGACCTCATAACCAAGTTCCCTCAGATAGGAGAGCGGCTCTGGGTCGGCGATTGTGATCCTGGAGTCACGTGAATTACCATCCCCAAGCCACAGGCCTAACAAATATGGGGGAAGAGGCAAATCTCGTTCTGGAGAAGAAGTCGCTTTGGCAAGTTCAATGCGGTGGTTTAGTCCATTGAGACTCTCTATCGATGCTGCTATTTGGCTGGTAGTCCGAATGGCAGTTTTCGCTTCTGGACGGCGAGTGGTTGTCAACCACTGATGGTCTGCATCGGCTACAATCTTCTGTCCATTTGCAAATTGCAGCTGATAACACGGTCTTCCAGTCATGATGTCGGTCGTCGCAATAACGTTGCAGGGCTGTCCGAGCTCGTCAAATACCTGATCTCCAACTTGCAGATCAGCCATTTTTCTCCATCCATTGGGCGTTGGGATAAGAGTATCGATTGCCAGGGCTTTCCCATTCTTTTTTGGCACTTCCACCCAGATATAGCGGTACTGGCGGGTGCCATCCTCTTTGACCGTGCCGTAAACATCCCGCAGGATCTTCTCTTCCCAGGGCAGCAGCTTGAACGGCTGCCCGAAGAATCTCCCGTCGGTATGCTTCAGCATCGAAAAGAACGCGCAGGCGCGGTCGGCTTTTGCCTGGTCAAACGGCATGTCCGCCCCCCTTGTTCACGATCGCCTCAAACTGGATCGTTGGATCTCCCAACAGCTTCTCCATCTCGTCAAGGGGGTCCTCTTCTTCAGCGCGCTCCGGAACCACCCCGGCTCTTGACCGCGGTGTCAGGTACATCTGTTGTTGATAACTGAGTAAGCTCGCCCTTTTCCGGTCCAGCCTGGCGTCAATGTCCAAAACTGTCTTGTATGCCAGCTGAACCTTATTCACGATCTGCACCAACTGCTTTGACAGCTCCACCCAGGTCGCGTCTTCGCTGGCCGGCTTGTAATCGATCATATGCCGCCGGTGCAAAACCACATCCTCGCGCCGATCCTTCCAATCTGCCAGTGCAGCTGATCGCATGTCCAGCAGATCCTGTTCTTCTTCCAGGGTGAGGCAGTAAGCGATCAGCAGATCCCGGTCCTGGCTGTCAACCCGCTCAGCTTTCAGGCTCTCAAACTCGCGCATCAACCGCCGCCAGCTTTCCCGGGCAAACGTATGTCCTTTCAGCTCCTTGGGCGCCGAACTTGGCAGATTTCGCCCCGTTTTATTTGCGTTTTCTGCTGAAATTCTCTGATTTTTTTCTTCCAGAGTCTCATGTCTGACCACCAAATCAGCTGGTTTTTTAGCAGGCATATTCCCCCTTAAAAGCCTCTCCCCAATTTACTTCGGGATTTTCCACATTGGGATTTCTTTTCGCGCGCGTGACCACCTGCGCTCGACACCCTCCGTTTGTAATCTTTTTCATCCCCCCCTCCCCTCGGACCGTTGCTCTTCAACAGTCTTCCTCGAGTGACAGCTCGGGCAAAGGGCCTGGAAGGGACCCTTCCAGAATGCTTGTGGGTCGCCTTTGTGTGGGTTTACATGATCAACATGCTCTGCTGGTGCCATAATGCCTATACGCTCACACGAAGCGCACCAAGGGTGTTCCGCCAGGAACGCCACCCGGAATTTCTGCCATCGCCGGTCATACAACCTCTGCCTGCTTTGATCTCTCTTCCATCCACCTGGAGACGAAGCAGCATGAACCTGGCACCGCCCACTCGTTACAAGGTTAGGGCACCCGGGATAGGAGCAAGGTTGCTGTGGTCTAGTGGCCGTCATTCTCTCATCCGTTCATGGTTCATCAGCAACTCTTCAGGCGCTCTAACTCTGCTTCAAAAATCGTGATCCGATTGGCTAAACTGGTTATGGTGGCGTTTTGTTCTGCGATGATGCGATCCCGATCCGCTTTATCTTGTTGGAGCTTCTCTATTTCTTTTTGCTGATCGCTTTTCAAGTTATCAAGCTCCTGGATCTGCCGGTCGCGGCTTCGCAAATCTGCCTTCACTGCATCGATATCACAGAGTAGTTGAGCAATCCTTGCACTTTGCTTTTCGATCGTTCCGTCTTGTTTGTCTATCTTTCTGTCCAGCTGTTCGAGACGATCTTTGTACTCCTGGTAAAGCAAAACACTCGCTTCGGTTGCCACCTTTTGCGCTGCCGAATGCACTTGCCGCCGGCCAGCTATTGCACGGATAACCTCAACAATTACGCCACCTGTGAAAATTGCGGCGATAATAGCCCCCCAGTCCATTAGACCCTAAGGTTCCGTGCAGCTTTGATCTGCTTGACCTTGCTGGTCTGGGGTGAAACGATGTAAGTACCAGCATTAAAGATCAAGGCCTGGATAAATGCGTAAACGGCTTGGACCAATGTTATCGGACCCGCTGTGGATGGGATCAATCCCATGTTGACTAACAAGACGATCGTTCCTGTAACAATCACCATCCCGATCAACATGATCCCGCTCTTCACTTCCGACCTCAATCCTGCGAACCAGATCGAAACCGCTGGAAAGTACGAGGCCACAAGGCTCGCAATCACGGCGATCACATTGATGATCATCTCAGGGGTAAATTCAATTGGCTCCATCAGCTCCATCCTTCTCCTGGTCTTCCAGGAATTAAAAAAGAAAAACCAACCACGCGATCTCTCTCAAGATCAATGGTTGGTTGGAAGCCAACAGACGCCAGATATTCGGTTTTCTACCTAATATAATACCCGATAATGGCCTTTATTGCAAGTAATTTTTCTGGTTGATCAACTCTGCCAGGGCTTTCGTTCCAACATCCCAGTGAAACTCCTTCCCGCATTCAGCGCAAACACCCCGCCAGTAAGTTGTCACAATCCCGTTCACGATCAGGAAATCCTTCCCTTGGAACTTCCCCATCCTGCCAACTTCACGGCCGCATTTCTGGCATTTTATGATCACTGTTTCTTCGTCCGCCATGTCTCCTCTATTTTCGCTGTCTTCGAATGAATGCCGGCACACTGGCGGGATCCTCAATAGCACTGACAATATCGCTCCATCCGGCAGCGATTAACGCTCTCCCTAAAGGTATTGGCTCCACGATTTGATCCGGATACTCATCCCAACTGAATGGGAGCTCGAACAGGTTCAACTTTCCCCTGGCTGGGAAGGGCTCAATCGGTCGGATCCGCCGCAAACTCCAGGCGAAGCACCCCTTCTCGTGCCAATATTTATCAACCCACGCTTCTGGTTCTTTTGTGCAGGCGATAACCTCCGCCACTGCGATCACCTTCCCAAAGACGAGCTGCTCACGATCAATACCAATCTTGTAAGTCCTTCTGACCAGTTCGATATCCCTATCGACTTCTGCATCGCTTTTGCCGGCATGGATCAGGAGATCTCCCCGGTGTGCTGTGTACCACTTCCGGTTTTCTACCGTCTTATATCCATTGGCGATCAACCACGCCCAGGGCTGCTTTATGCTTAGTGCTTTCATGCCTCCACCTCTTCCTTTTCAAAAGCTTGAAATATATGCTTGGTGATTTTGATCGCCAGCTCTGCATACGATTTGGGACCCAGGTTCCGGATCTCCTTCGCTGTCAACCGGTCAAACACACACGCCGCGAACGCTCTCGCGACAGTAGTGAGCTCCAGGTACATCGCTTTTATAGGCTCATCTCCAAGCCTCTTGATTACCGTCTCAAGATTGCTCATCTTAACTCACGCTCCTCTGGCAACATGTAAGGAATCCCCATCTCACGGAAAACATCTTCCTCTTCCGGAGTTTCCAGTGGGAGCCCCTCCCACCATAAACGCCCACCGCAAAACTGCATACTATCCGGGCACCACCCACGGAAGGACTTCTTTGTCATCATCCTGCGCGTGAATTCCGCGGATCCGGTCCGGATCATGAAGATGCAGCCCCATGTTTTTGGACCACACAAAAACAGATCCACGCTCATTTGGTGCTCGGCGACAAACTTGAGGTACTTGTCCCCCGCTTTATCCACGGTATATCCGACCGCCCTCATCAAATCGACGATAGGCTCAATCGATGGGACTTCGTAGGTTCCAAACAATCCTTGAACTTGGACCGGCTTTGGAATGCCAACCAGTTCTATGTCCCCAACAAGTCCTTTCTTCCGGCGTAGACTGCCGGCGATCTCCAGCCGCTCAAAGCGATCGCCGAGCAGAACAAGCAGTTCTTCTGCAATTTTCTTGGCTTCATCATATGGCACTTTTGTTCCTTCGCTCATTTCATGTTCTCCGAAAATTCTATCGATAATTGCTTGGGTATCTTGAGGTACTCCTCTTCAGATGTTCTGCAAAGGCAAAAACCACCACCGTTTTCTTTAAACTCACAGCAGCAACTAATCGAGATCCTACCCATTACGCGATCAAAGTACCTGGTCATTTTTGTCGGCTTTTTTTTACATCCAAGATCAACTGGAGTTACATCTTTCAAGATTTCATCTAGTTCACAATCAAGATCGCTCATGACTGCACTATCCTTTCGATTGTCCCGACATTTTCAATCCACTTCCTCAGTTTCAGCTGATCCCGCTCGAACTCGCTCTGGATTTCGTCGTATCGCATACCATTCGCCCTCATTTGTTCGGCAATCTCGTGTGCTTCCGATTCGGGGTTGGCAACACAGACCCGCTCATGCTCTTCACAGCTGTATATGCTGTAGAATTCCTCACCACAATACGAGCATTCGATTATTGGCATTTTTCCACCTCGGTGATCCAGGTGTTTTTGTATCCGAGTTTCGTCCCGTCTTTCAGGGTGAATATGAGTTCCTCGGGGTATCTCGTGAACGAGCCCGATCTGTTGAACTTCTGCTCGATCGCATGGTAATCCCCGCCGATCGTTACATGCTTTTCCTCGCACGCCTTGACCTTTTCTTCATCTGGCGATGATTTCCCGCAAAATGAACACACATAGTAGGTTTTTGTAATCACGCTTTCACCCCTCCTTCCAATCTTTTGCGAGCTCGCAGAATTTATCTGCTTCGGGCGTCGGCTCTTCGTATGTCCAGTCAATAATAGAATTCAGCATTGCATATCCAGCTTCAATAAGCTCATTTACGAACTCTTCCAACTTCTTATTGCGCGCGATCAGTTTCTCGTTCTCATCCTTCCAATCTGCAACTTGCGAATGCTCCCAGGCATTGCAGACATGGTTGCTTTGTGTCTTGATCTCAGATACCAGGCACTTACCTTCCGTAGGTTCTCCGGAGACAACGATGTTTGGATTTACGAACCAATGGCGGCATTTTTTGCAACTCATTCCTCACGCTCCTTTTTGTAAGTGAAACACTCGATACCATTCTGCTGTCATCAACGGGCAAAATCCAGGACGCTTTGTAAGTGATGTGGTTGACAGCTCCCCTTGCGGAACGCAGCTGGATCTTACGTAAAACACGCATTCCGGGCAGGATTTTGGAAAGTCTTTTACGTCAATAATGACGGCCTTCGCTCTGATGGGTTTTTTCTCGATCATTCCTTCCCCTCGTCTTTCTCAGAATTCGCCCGCCACAGCCACACAGCCACCTGGACCACTATAAATAAAACAATCCAGATCACCCCAATCGCCAGGGCGGTTCTTAACAACCAGTCGGCAGCCTTTACCAGGCTCAAAATAACCCTAGCTGTTTTTCGCGTACTTGTCGCTCATGCCGTGCCAGGTCGCTCCACGGGTGCGATTCCGCGATCAAAGCCTTCTGCAGCCGGTCAAGAATGATCTTCGCGAACCGTTTCCGGTTGATCCGGTTCCCGTACACGAAATCCCCGTGCCATCCCAACATCAGCGCGATCTGCAGCTCGTTCAGCAGCTTCTCACGCTCGAGCCGCAGGATCAACGGCGCCATTTTCGCCGCAAACGCCTGGGATCCACTCGTTACCCCGATTTCAGCCGACGCTTCGACCAACACTCGGATGACCATTGCCTCTTTACTCGCCATTTTTCGCCTCTTTTTGCTCCCGGTACAGTTTCCGGAATTCCGCGAGCTTTTTTTCTTGCTTCTCGGGAGCCGTTTCCGGCCGGATCCTGTTTTTCAGCCGAAACACAAACACCCCCGGTCCAGCAGAATCGCCCAGGTCGAGTACATCGCCTGCGAGCTCTTTCACCTGCTCCAGCGTCCACTTCCCCGAGCGCACAGCCTCGGCCACCTGGCCATATACCTGCGGGAATACCCCCAACCGCTCCAGCTTTTCTTCCAGCGATTTGTCGATCACATCATGCCAACCGTTGTTTTTGTCCAGATTTTTGGACACTTGTCCAGATTTTTGGACAACTTTCTCGCGCGGTTTAACAAGATTATCAGGAGGTAGGTTAACATATTGATCTTGATGCTCTATATCTTTAACATCCTCCTTAATAGAGCTGTCCAGATTTCTGGACAAGTTATCCACAGGTTTATCCACATACTTTTCCACAGTTTTATCCACAGTCTCTTCCGCCGCTTGAGCACCTCCATGCAGATAGATGGTGATCCGAGAATAGTGAGTACTGCTGGACAGAAGCCAGCCGCTACTTCTCAAAATTCCCAGGTGCCCATATAGTGCGGATCTTGATAGTCCCGTCACCTCCATGAGTTCTTTGATCGTAAAATCTTGTGATTCCTCTTCCTTACCCCATAAAAGCCCTCGCAATTGCACAAACGTCCTGAATACACCTGCTGGCAGGCTCACGTCATAGACGATATCTGCAGGGACGGCAACAAACTTGGGTGGAAGTAAAGGCCTCGCCATAGCTAAATTTGGAACAATTCCATTTGGATTTCTTCGCCGAATTGCGCTTCTGCAGATTTGTCCATCTCGCGCAATGTGTCAGCCAGGCTGACAATCCTCGACTTGTACTCCCTGGCACGGAAGTCTTCGTACTCTTCCTTGCTGCCGGCCATGTAATAGCCCCCGTCCGAACCCTTCCGGTGGCAGATCAAGAACCCTTCCTTCCGCAGCTCTTCGATCGCCTTTCGCATCGGCCTGTCATCAGGAGTGGTGATCAACCCTCTCCAGCGCAGTCTCCCGGCGAGATCCGCGCGGGTCAACGGATACTGAATTCTCTTATCTCCCAATTGGATGATGATTTCTCTTTCAAGTGCTGTACGTGTCATAAGAACCTCCGCAATTACTTTTTGACTGTCGATAGATCTTCAGGCAGACGCGAGAGCACAATCGATCTGCTGATGCCTGGCGTCTGCCTGATAAAACCCTCGCGTTCCAGGTCACCTAGGAGCCCGCTAATGTGGGACGTGCTGGTCCTGCCCATTATGGCCATCAACTCGCGGACGGAAGGAGAATAACCGTTCCACTGGATGAAGGCTTCTATGCAGCGTAAAAGTTGATAATGGATAGGTCTAAGGGCGAGGGTCTTTTTCAAAGTTGTCATCACAATTTCTCTCATTGCTTGGGATAATGTGCATTATCCCAACCACGCTTTTCAGCGTATCGAAACCCCTGGCAGACCCAGCATTTCTGCAACTGTCATCCAGGTCTTATCAGGGTTTGGCATCAACTTCTGCAAATACAATCGGGTAGTTTCTACGTTGTTCTGCTTCAGGAACCTCCTTATCGTGTCCTCATCATCTCCTGCCTGCGCCCTCAGGTATGCCGCTGTATGCCGCAAACTGTGCACCTTCAAACCAGTGGTGCGCAAACCGGCTTTCCGCGCGTAATACTTCAGGCTGTCCCGCACCGTCTGGTCCGAGATAGGCAGGTCAACAATCTCGCCGGTGTTCGTGTACCGGTGAAAAACAAAACCAGTGAACTTCTGCTCTCCTTCGGCAAATGCCATGATCGCTTCGTACACTGGTGGATACACTTCTTTGGTCTGGTTCGGCTTTCCTTTGCCCTGGTATCGCATCAACACAATTCCCCCTGCCAGCAGCTCGAGATCTTCGTAGCGTAGCGTCCGCAGCTCCGAATTGCGCAGGCCCATCAACAGATAACCTGTGAATAATGCCTTGTTACGCTTCCCTGGCAGGTTGCTGGTGTCAATTGCCCGCAAAAATGCTCCTGCCTGCTCCTCATCCCAGCACATCGCCTTGCCATACCGTTCCACCTTGGGCAGCTTGAAAGACGCCGCCGGGTTGTCTTCCCGCAGCCGGTATTCTTCTCCGTCCATGTCCAGCGTCACGTACTCCCGTATCACGAAGTTATAGAAGCTCTTGATCCCGCTGATCCGGCTCGCAATCGTCGCATCCGACCTGCCGTCCTGGTGTAGATCTGCCAGAAAAGCAGCAATATCCTTTCGGCTGATCTCCCAGGCTGACTTTCCGCAAAATGCCAGCAACCCGGTCATGCTCGAGCGGTATGATTGCGCCGTATTCCGGCTGTTCTGCCGGCTCAGCCACAGCTTCTCAGCGTCATCCCAAGCTCTTTCATCAGAAATTGACATTGAGAACCCCCGGATTCTTGATAGAATTAAAGTTGAGATGGAAAACTTTTGGCAAACGATCCAACCCTGGCTTGCGCCGATCGCCCTTGTGATCTCCCTTGTAAATCTCTATGTGGCTTGGAGAGATCGTCAGGTTCGGTGCCAGGTCATTTTGAAGTATGTCCCCGGAATCCAAAACCTTCCTTATTTTTTCCCCCCTGTTCAAGCGCTGATCCCGCTGCTTGATTTAATCATTATTAACCACAGCAAAGATCCTGTTTGGATCTCTGACATTCAACTTCGCAACGGAATAGGCGATGCTGGTATAGAGCTCAATTATCAGTACAGAAACCTCGATTCGGAGAAAATGGGCGAACTGGGGGAGGGGATTAAAATTGACGGCAAAAGCAGGGCTCGTTTGTGGATCGATGTCAAAGCGATCCCGAACAAGCAGGATCAAGTCATTAATGTGAAATCCGACATCTGGCTTCAGGCAGTTATTACTCTTGCCACAAGCAAACGGTTTCATTCCAGACCTATCCTATTACCTGTAGAAAAACTGCTATGGCGCTCAGAGCTACCATCAGAATCCCGAGAATAACGCTCACGTTGTCCTCATGAAGGACAAACTTTCGGTAAAGCTCAAACAATATAAGAGCGATTACAACACCAATAAAAAGACCTAACAGAATACCCCAGTAGAAAAGTTCCATCTATGCCCCCTTGTCGGTATTTTTGCTCGGATCCGCGTGCCGCCTAATCCGCGGCGCAATCTCTTCTTCCCAAAATGCGCATGAGACAACAAGGGCGGAAACTACCAAAAACGGCGCCATAAACCAAAGCTGTATCTTAAGCATGATTAATTCTCCTTTTCTGGCTCGTAAAAACGGGTCCAGTTAAAATCGAGTGCTTTTCCGATCTTCATTGCCACTTCGGGGGAAGGGCGCCGGATGCCATTCTCGATCATCGTGTAGTAAGCTCGGTTCATACCGGCTTTTTCTGCCACTTGTTGCTGGGTGAGCTTACGATTTTTTCTGATTTCGACTAAATCCTTCATACATATTCCTTTGTTTTAATTAGCGGTACTAAAAGTAACAACATTATAGTTACGTATAGTAACGTTGTCAAGGGCATTGGTACTTTTCGTAACAAATTCGTTTGGCATATTGCTTGCTACTCAAAGTTACATTACACTTTGAGAGGTAGCTATGGAAAACTTAAGAGTCGCCAGAAAACATAGAAACATGACCCAACTCCAAGTGGCCAGCCACCTTGGGATATCAAGATCTGCCTATTCTCATTATGAAACGGGGTTCCGAGATCCGGACACTGACAATCTGATCAGACTTGCTGACCTTTTTGGCGTTTCTGTAGAATTTCTTCTCGGGATAGAGGATCATCAGGGTTCAGATCCGATGGTTAATAGGATCCCTCTGCTTGGATCCGTCCCTGCCGGCACTCCCATCGAAGCTATCGAAGATGTGGAAGAGTATATCGATATATACCCACGTTTTGTAAAACACGGAGAGCTCTTTGCCCTCCATGTCAAAGGCGATAGCATGGAACCCGATATCCGCGACGGTGATATTGCCATCATCGAGAAGCAGGAATTCATCGAAAATGGCGGGATCGCCATCATCCGTGTCAATGGTCAGGATGCCACCCTCAAAAAGGTAAAACTATTGGAAACAGGGCTCATGCTGATCCCCAGCAACCCAGCCTACGACCCCGTCTTCTTCGACGCCGGTCAGATCGCCACCCTTCCCGTCACAATCATCGGGAAGGTAATCGAGATCCGCAGGAGGATGTGATGTCAGATAGCTTTTATACTAAACTCGCCGGCGTAAGCAAGAAAAATGAAGACGGTCGCAGTAGGCAGGATGTTATTGAAGAAGATATCTATGAAGGGCTCGAGCTTCACCTCGAGCGTGAACCTGATAATGCTTACGACCCAAACGCTATCGCCGTTTTTGCTTCAGAATATGGTGACCAGGTAGGGTATCTCAATGGCAAGGTTGCAGAAGAACTCGCTCCTCTCATGGATCGGGGACAGTTGGTTACTTGCCAGGTTACTGAAACCACCGGAGGTTATGGCCAAACCAATGGGGTCAATGTATTGATCACTGTTTATTCTCTCGAGGAGTCCAAAGCGAAATATGAAGAAATCATCTCAAATTTGAAAAACACAGCAACTCCCACAATAACAGCTAAAACAAAACCCACGCTGAAGCAGCGCTGGTCCGCCTTACCCAAGAAGACCCGTACCTGGATCATCGTGATCTTGGTGATCCTCTTGATCTACTTCTTAGGTCGCTGATAACCGACGCACTTTGAAATAATGAAATCCATACTGGTGCACCCTCCAGGCATCACGGATAAGGGCGTCTAAAGACCTCACGGCTCACGGAAAATGAGCGCCTTGCTATCCGAACCCCGCAATAACGGCCATAGGGTTCACATCCGTGAGGTTCGGAGGTTCGAGTCCTCTAGCGCCCACACAACTTCTCTTCGTGAGGAGTTTCTGTTTACATAAAGGGGTTCATGTCACACTTTGCGATTAGGCATTAACGAGGGTGACATCCAGGAGCGAATTCTTTTCGTAGGCCGGAGTGGGCCCGCCCTGCCCCCTTACTCTCACAGCCCACCATGGGGGGCGCACTCCGGCATAGTCCTCAGAATAAACATTTTCCATGCCGAAAAAGGCAGATCGCCATACCCTGCTACGCGGGCACAGGCGCAAAAGAAGCTCGCGATGACGAGAGCAAAGGCAGATCGCCACGCAACAGAGGCTCGCGATGACGGGTGGTCAGTCACTGCGAGTACATCCACAGCGCTACGCGCATTTCATTCTGGAAGAAACTGGGCAGCAGCGAGTAAAATAAGCCCTAGTCCAGACAGTTAAGACCGGCCCGGCACTGGTGTTTGCGAACCCG